ATGGATAACTACATGCCAGAAATACCAGGCATGGAAGATCCAAGTTTACGACAAGTAGAATTAGCTGAAGGTGGAACACCTGCAGGTAAAAAGACAGAAAAAATAACTAGAGTAGGAAAACCTGTGTATGAAACTTCTGAAGGAGAAATGGTGTCTGAACAATCTAGAACTCTTAAATTAGGAAATTTATATTACAACGTTCCTAGCATCCATGATGGAAAGAAATATACCGATGAGCAATTAGTAGAATTATTAGATAAAAATTTAATTAGTCCTACTAGTGTACATTCTAGTTTAGAAGAAGCACTAGACGAATCTAAATTTAGAAGCTCTACTTTGTTTGATACTGAAGAAGATTATGGACAACAATTGTCTGCACGAGAAGGAAGTTTTGCAGATGGTGGTGTCGTGCAGCGAGAAATGTATGGAGATGGATCAACACATTTAGGAAATGGTATTTTTGAAGTAACTCTTTCGGATGGATCTAAAACTTATTATGGAAAAGTTATGCGAGAAGGAAAAACATATAAAACAATAAGAAATAGAGATATAAATTTTGTAAAAAGACAATTAGATGATTTTAAAAAACTACCTAAAGGCAAAAACATTATTGAACAACAGCAATCACTAGAGTCAAAATTAAAAGATCCTAAATTTAAAAAAACACTTAATGATTTAGATAAAGAAATAAAAAAGATTGAAGAAAAAGGTTATTTTAATATTGCTCGTGTAAGAGATAAGTATGCAAAAGGATATACTTATGGTCAAGTAAATGAAATTAAAAAAAGAATTCAAGATTTATCTGCAAAAGTGCATACAGTAAGACCTGAAATGGAACAAGCAATGGATGAATATAGACAGAAGACAAAAAAAGGTCCTCTTAAACGAGGAGAGTTTATAAACTTGGTTAAAAAACATAAAATTTCACATGCGTCTAATTTAAATAGAGCATTAAATATAGTTGATTTATATAAAACAATACCGTTAGATTCTGACGTACTTAAAAGTAATAAAGCAAAAATTTTATCAAAGTTACAAGAAGAATTTACAAATTTAGGTTATGAAAAAACCACCGGAAAATACAGAATACAAGGAACAAATAATGTTAATTTGTCTCATTTAGATGATAAATATACTCAATATGTAACTGCTAATAATTTAGGATATGCTACAGATAAAATTAATCTAGACTTATTAAAACCTTTTGATGAAGCAATGCATAAAATTTATTTAGAACGAGCATATCTTCTAAAGAAAAAACCTCCAGGTTTTGAAGCTAAGGTAGAAAAATTAAATCAAATGGGAATTGATTTATCTGCAAAATCTCAAGGGTATAAAACATTTTCTATAGAACGACCTGATGGAACAAAATATCTTTACGGATCTGAACCTGTGAAAACAATTGATCCAGGAGGATGGATTGAAGAAGGTAAAAAATTAAAAGATTATACTAAATTTGATAAAGAATTAATTAATTTAAATAAAGGTGCAGCATTTGCATATAACCAACTTCCAGATGATAAAGTTGTGTCCGAATTAACCAAACAATCCAATGAATTACAAGATCTATTAAATAAATTTAATTCAGAAGAAAAAAAAGCTTTTTCTAATTTTGGAACTAAACTATCTTCATTCGGTGGAGGAGTAGATCCAGACACAATCAAACAAGCAATAGAAACATTACCCGCAAAACAAAGAAATCTTATTTTTGGAGCTGCAAGTAAATTACGTGGAGCATCAAATCTTGGATTAGCAGCAGCTGCAGAATTAACTACAGGAAGCACTCCTTTAGGAGTTGCAATTACAGCACTTCTTTCTGCTCCCATTCTTATTGACAAACTAGGAGAAGGATACAGCTTGGGACAATCCTTACAAGACGTAGGAAGTATGCTTACCTTTGATACTATTAAAGAACTAGACGTAGATAGATCTATGGCTGAAAAATACGGAGGGCCAACAGCAGCGGAAGGCTATGACATAAAAATTTTAGCAGAAAAAATGGCAGATATTCAAAATAAATTATTACAATTAGACGAAGAACAAAATCAATTTGAATCCGATCCTCAATATGCAAAATTAGTAGGTAAAGAAGAGCTGTTTAGAATTCAACGAAGAAGAAAGGTTTTGTCAGATGAATTAGCTAACATGGAAAAACAATATCAAGCTATCCCAGATAAATTTGAAAAATTTACTGCTTTTAAAGATATTGAAAAATATCCTGAATTAGAAAAAAATATTAGAAAAAGCGATGATGCTCTTTATGAACCTTTTTCTACTGATGAAACTGTTATGGGATTTGATGACCCTCGTGATGAAGAACGAGCTGAACAAAATATTAAAGCAAAAAAATTGTTAAAACAATTTGAATATAAAAAACCAAAACAAACTTTACAACCTTTAGGATTTTTAGGTGGAGTAAATACCTACAAAGCAATACCTACAGAAGAATTAATGAATCAATATTTAGCTTACGGCGGAAGAGTAGGATTAGAAAAAGGTGGAGACCCAAAAGATAAACCAATTCTTCCTATCAATCCTATGATAGGTGGCGAAGACCCTCGGGGCTCGCTACAAGATCCTGGCAGAAGAGATGTATTAAAAGGAATGGGGTTGCTAGGAGCGGGAGTCGCGGCAGGAAAATTAGGTCTGCTTAAATTAGGAAAGGCTATTAAAAAAGCTCCGTTGACAAATATTGTTAAACCTATGGGAAAAACCATGACACAATTTCCAAAATGGTTTCCTACGTTAATCAATAGAATTAGAAAAGAAGGAACACAAATTCCTATTTTTAAAACAAAAGATGTGAATATAAGTAAACAAGAATACGATGCATTAAAGCAACAAGGAACAAAAAATCTATTTGACCGATATATAGGAAGAACAGAAAATTATGTAAATGAATTAAAGCAACAAGGTATTCCTCGATACTATCAAAAAGTAAACACGGACGAAATTATAGGGTATAAATATGAAGTAAAAGATTTACCGGATGTAAGAGTAACAGAATTAGAAGGAAAAGAAATTAAAATAAATTTTCCCAATGCTTATGGAAAAGAGGTTACGATGACGTACAAAGCTCCTAAAGTATCAGTAGACATGCAAGGTAAACAAGTAAAATATGATGCAGATTTTAAAGTAGATGATGCAGTACCGGAATCATGGTCTGGGTATGAAGGAGATATACCAGATTTCTATGCTGAAACGGTAAACAATTTAGACGAAGTCTATGGAGGTGCATCTAAAATAGAACAATATGCGTTAAATTTGAAAAAACCTAGAACTACACAAGGAGATGAAGTAGTAAATGCATGGGATGCAGGACAGCCTCATATGTCTGTTAAAGAAATAAGAGATTTAGAACTAAAGAAACAAAAAAAACAGGAACGAAGAAATTATGCAAAAGAACAAGCAGATGAAACACCAGCTACCTTTGAAGATCGAGAGTTTTTAAAAAATTTTTTAGACGCAGGAGATGACATTGATTAAACCTAAGAAATTAACTACCACCATACCCCCTAAATCAGGCCCGCAGCCACAAGGCTTGAATATTAACTATAATACTGTTAAAAAGATCCAAACGGAGAAAATAAATGGCAGACATAGACAAGTCGTTACCAAACGAAGCTAAACCCATATTACCAGGAGAAGAGCCAGAAGAATTAGAAGTAGTAGAATCTGGAGAACAACCCGTATTAGGCGAAACAGAAATCATGGAGAATGAAGATGGTTCTGTTGATATTAATTTTGATCCCACTGCATTAGTTGCAGAAGAAAGCAAAGATCATTACGCTAACCTAGCAGACTTTATGGATGAGACTGTGTTAGCAAGATTAGGCACAGAGCTTTATCAAAATTTTCAAGATTATAAAAATTCCAGAAAAGATTGGGAGACTGCTTACAAACAAGGTTTAGATTTGCTAGGATTTAAATATGAACAACGAACCGAACCTTTCCAAGGTGCGTCAGGTGCAACTCACCCCGTATTAGCGGAAGCTGTAACTCAATTTCAAGCTTTGGCGTACAAAGAATTACTCCCTGCAGACGGGCCCGTGCGAACACAGATTTTAGGAAATCCAACTACGGAAAAAGAACAGCAAGCAAAACGTGTGAAAGATTTTATGAATTATCAAATCATGGATCAGATGAAAGAGTATGAACCAGAATTTGATACCATGTTATTTCATTTACCTCTTGCAGGATCTTCTTATAAAAAAGTATACTATGATGAAATAGAAGGAAGAGCGGTTTCTAAATTTGTTCCTGCGGATGATTTATATGTTCCTTATTCTGCAAATTCTCTAGATGAAGCAGAATCTATTGTTCACTTAATTAAAATATCTGAAAATGAATTACGTAAACAACAAGTAGCTGGTTTTTATCGAGACATAGAAATAAAAGCAGGAGATGATAAAGAAACCGATATAGAAAAAAAGGAAAGAGATTTAGAAGGACTTTCTAAATCAAACTATGAAGATGTTTATACGTTATTAGAGTATCATGTTAATTTAGATTTAGAAGGATTTGAAGACGTAGGACAAGATGGCGAACCTACAGGAATTAAACTTCCTTACATTGTTACGATTGAAGAAAATTCTAGAGAAATTTTATCCATTAAACGAAATTATGAAATAGGAGATCCTAAAAAAACTAAGATACAATATTTTGTACATTTCAAATTTTTACCAGGACTAGGTTTTTATGGTTTTGGTCTAATCCATATGATTGGCGGTTTATCTAGAACAGCAACTGCTGCGTTACGACAATTATTAGATGCAGGAACGCTTTCTAATTTGCCAGCTGGATTTAAACAACGAGGAATACGAATTCGAGATGATGCGCAAGCTATACAACCAGGAGAATTTAGAGATGTAGATGCACCTGGTGGAAACATTAGAGATTCGTTCATGATGCTTCCCTTTAAAGAACCTTCGCAAACATTGCTAGGTCTTATGGGGGTCGTTGTTAATGCAGGTCAGCGCTTTGCTTCAATAGCGGACATGCAAGTAGGTGATGGGAATCAACAAGCGGCAGTGGGAACGACCGTAGCGTTGTTGGAAAGAGGAAGCAGAACGATGTCCGCAATCCATAAAAGAATTTATGCAGCACTTAAAAATGAATTTAAATTATTAGCTAGAGTATTCAAATTATATCTACCACAAGAATATCCTTATGATGTAGTAGGAGCAGAAAAAACAATTAAACAATCCGACTTTGATGATCGAGTAGATATTTTACCGGTTGCAGATCCAAATATTTTTTCTCAAACACAAAGAATTAGTTTGGCACAAACAGAATTACAATTAATGACAGCAAACCCTGCTATTCATAATCAATATGAAGTATACCGAAATATGTATGAAGCATTAGGTGT